CAGGCAGAAGGAAAGAAGCTCAAGTCATCCTTCAACAGATTCATACACAAGCACCCCGTCGCCCTTATCCAGGACGCGATCAGGGTAAGTGTTCAAAGTGCAGGAAGAACTTCCGTACAAACAATCACAGAACGTCATGAGTAACCGAAACCAAAAAATCGTCGAAGCCAAAGAGCGCCTTGCGGCAGAAGTCTTGACAGTCGCCGAAGATGCTCTTGCAGACATCAAAGCGACAATGGGCGAAGCAGGTGTTCGAGACCTGATCAACATTTTCAACTCAGCAATCAAGACTCACCGGGATTTGATGAGTGACATCATCTCGATCCAAGAGAAAGAGACCAAAGAAGAAAAGGAATTAGCGAAGGAGTACACCGGTAAGGTTGACGAGTTATTGAAGAAAATTAGCGGAGGAAACTAACTGTGTGGAAAACAACCGGTAAGATACTGGCAGGTGTGGTCGTTGTAGCACACATTGGGGTCTTGGGTCACTTGACCCGTCCCCAACAAAGTTCCGTGCCGCAGATCCAACTGCCACCAGTTAACGATTACTCCACGTTTCGAGTCCGAGCGACACGGGACGGATACGAGATTGAGTATATTGGAAATGATCCCCGTATTTTGACCACTGAAACTGAGGTTGACCAAAGCAATGGTGTCTTCGGTGTTGGTGGTCGTCGATCATCTTCTACTCGACGTGAGTTCACACAAGACAGTCAACCGAGGGGTGGTGAGCAGACCGAAGGGGGAAAGTTGAGTGCAGAACAGATCGCGTGTATCGAGGCGGCAGGTGGTGGACGGTCGAGCGGTGCGGTCGTCGGAGGAAGCGTAGCGAGCGGGGTCCTGGTCCCAGCCGTCATAAACATACCTTACGTCGGGTGGCTCGCCGCAGGGTGGATGACTTTGCTTGGAACTGAGATGGGTGGAAACCTGGGATCTGAAATCGCAACAAGTGTCAAAGGATGTCTGTAACTTACGTCAATCACGTAGACCAACTGGAGAAACATTCCACATGGAGACGTTATTTAGAAGGTGTCAAACAACTTAGACTGTTTGAGGCACCGAAACAAGTTCTGAAAGAATTTGAATACAAAGCGGCACGCGACTGTTTCCTTGTGTTTGCCAACATTATGTTGGATGGTAAACTAGAAGTCGCTCCTTTCCACGAGATTATTGCTTCCAACTTTGAAGCAATCGCTAGAGGTGAATGCAACCGGTTGATTGTTTCCTGCCCTCCCCGGTCTGGAAAGTCAATGCTCTCACAGGTGTTCGTTGCTTGGTTGCTTGGGAGAGATCAAGAGACGCAGCACATCATCGCTTCATACGGTGCTCAACTCTCCAATCGATTCCTACGGGGTATCCATGGATATCTCAGACACAAAAACTTCAAAAAGGTATTTCCCGATTTCCTTGGTCATGAAGCAGACTCCAAGTACGACCTTAAGGGTGGTGGTTATATTCTCGGTACTTCTGTTGGTGGTGTGCTTACTGGATTCACCGCTGGCTCAAAAGCTATTGATTCACCGGGAGTGGGGTCACTTGTAATTGACGACCCGCTGAAATCTTCGGACTCCAAAGCAGCACTCCAGGCACTCGAATCTTTCTGGGGTGAACAGGCATCGACCCGTAGAACAAACCGATGGGCACAGGTTCTGATTGGCACCCGATTCCACGAACGTGATCTCCATGGTGTTTTGATGGAGGGTGATGGGCTGTGGGATGAAGAAGAGAATCCAATGGGTTGGCGATGGATCAACATCCCCGGTATCTGTGAAGACCCTGCCAACGATCCGCTAGGTAGGAGCGAAGGAGAAACACATTGGGAAGGAAATCCAGTCTTCACTCCTGCAATGTTGCTTTCTCAGAAGAGAGCGATGGGATCTTCGGCTTTCGCAGCACTGTACCAAGGAACACCAACCGCAGCGGAAGGTGCAATCGTCAAACCAGGGTGGCTTTGCAGAATACCCGCTGAAGAGGCACCGACGGAATTTGATGTAACTTGGATGGCACTGGATACGGCATTTAGTGAGAAGCAGGACGCTGACGAGTCGGTGATTTGTGTGGGTGGATATAACAAGAACGATCCGGACACCGTATGGGTGCGAGACATTATTCATGGTCGTTGGTCATTTCCTGACCTAATCGCCATGTGTCAGCAAGCACAAAAGTATTATCGTGCTAAATTCCTGTGCATCGAGCAAGCAGCTTCCGGTCAGTCGCTGATCCAGGTGTTAGAAAGGGAAACAAAGATTCCACTCCACAAATTCAAACCTCTCAAGTCAAAAACTATTCGACTGCAAACGGTCTGCCCCCTGCTAGAGGCAGGACGAGTGAAGTTTATTGAAGGAGAGTGGACCGATGCCTTCTTCAAGGAGATTTGTGCATTTCCGCTAGTGCCACATGACGACATGACAGACGCAGTGGTCTGGTGCCTGACATACTACAGTTTCCATCTGCTTGGTGGTGGTGGCGAGTTTGCCAATGCTTTCGCACGTCAAGGAAGTTTCAATCTGAGAAGGGACACAAGTGAGTTCACGGAAGTTGGCAAGAGACATGATAACAGGGGTAGACGCACTATGTTCTCAGACACTGCTGGTGAGGCATACAAGTTTGGAACAGAAGATCGATCTGCCCTTCGAAGGTCTAACGACTTAAAGTACGACTCCCCAATGTAATGTTGTTTGCACTTACATACGCAATCATCTTCGGATTATTGCTGTTCTTCTTTGCAATCTTTAATCCTTAAACAGCGGTAAAATCTAACTGACATTCGAGATGCCTACCATGCCAGGCACAAATCACGGAGGTGAAAGAGATGCCCTGAGTCGCACTGTTCTCGCTTCTTTTGATTTAGACCTCAACTTTGAACTCATGTCAGCTGCCAAAGTGTCTCGAAAAATGCGCCGCCAAACGCTTTTGAACGACGAGACCCACCGCGCTTATTCCGGAATGGATCTCCTTTCCTTCAAACCCGCCACATGGCGGCAAGAAGAAATGTGGAGTTCCTTCGACACAAACACTATCACTATCGCCCACGGTCACGCGGGCACAGGAAAGACACTCGTAGCCTTGTGGAAAGGGTTACAAGGTGTTAAAGATGGAAAATTTGATAAGGTCTACTACGTCCGATCGGATGTCGGCGTAGAATTCCAGCGAGGCAGAGGTGCGCTACCAGGCGACTTCTCTGAAAAAGTGAGACCGCTCCTTGGACCGGTTCTGGACAACTTAACAGTTATGTACCGTTCTCACGGTGCTGCTGAATACATTATCAACAAGGAAATCGTCACTCCAATTCTGCTTGAGGACATCCGTGGTCGTTCACTGAACGATGCGTTTGTGATCCTCGACGAGGCACAAAATCTCCTACCTGCACATTGCAAAACCGTCCTGACTCGTTTGGGATCAGGTAGCAAGTTGGCAATGATTGGGGATACCCGCCAGACCGATCTCGACGTGTTCGATCGTAACAACGGACTACTCGATGCAACGTATCGACTTCGTGACCTCCGCGAAGTTGCTATCGTTCGTTTCGAGAAGGAAGACATCGTTCGTAACTCTGTGATCGCTGATGTCCTTGACAGATACGATGACTGATGCATAACGATTACCACGAATGCTGGGACGATTACTCAGATGACTGGTATGATGGCGCCGACGACCTTCTATTGAAAAGTCGGCGCTTTTTCCTAGAAAAATGTTTTGACCTCCCATGCTCTCAACAGAATACAGAAAACGACTAGAGTTCATCTGTGGGCGCATTGCTCGCAACGAAGAAGTCCAACTCGCCGACATGATCTGGGCCGAAAAGCTCGGAAAGGCGAACACCACTGCTCGTGAATGGCTTCGCAAGGCCCGCCGTGCCGCAAATGGCATCGAAGATGGAACCATCGACGATTTTATGAACCGCATGGGTCTTGGTGACCCGGACCCTTCAAACCACAGAACTGGGTTCAGTGGAGCTGACGAAATTGTTGACTGGTTCCGCCAAGACAAACCCGACGACTGGCGTCAA